CGCCTGGGCACAACGACAAGCAAAAAAATTAAAAAATACTTGACAAAAACGCAATTATTCTATATACTGTAAAGTATATTGTGCAAAGGATAATTTAATTTATGTTACCTAAACTACTTGTTGTTGGACACGGCAGGCATGGCAAAGATACCGTCTGTGAAATGCTAGAAAAATACGGCTATAGTTTTCAGTCTAGTTCTAAGTTCTGTTCAGAACTTTTTATATTCAACGATTTAAAAGACAAGTACGGATACGCTAACGAAGAAGAGTGTTACGCAGATCGACACAATCATCGTACAGAGTGGTACAACATGATACACGACTATTGTAAAGATGATTTGGCACGCCTTGGGCGTAACTTGTTTGCTCAAAATCAAATATACTGTGGACTACGTAACAAGCGTGAATTCTTTGCAATGCAAAACGAAGAAATTTTTGACTATGCTATTTGGGTAGATCGTACAGATCATTTACCAACTGAAGATCCTAGCTCAATGAGCATCGAACAGTGGATGTGCGATTACACAATTGACAACAACGGCGATTTAAAACGATTAGAAAAGAATGTTGATGTACTAGTTCGTACTATCTTTAGAAATCGGGGACTAGGTCACCTTGCTTCCAACGCACCCCGTCCTTTTGAACTAGACGCTGACAATTAGCACACACAGTTTTTAGATTGCTAGGTCGACAGTTTTCTAAATTTCCGTCAATATGAAATACATTAAACTGTTCTGGATGTCTTGACTGAAATCCGCATTTTTCGCAAGTATCTTTTTTTGTATATCCTGCTTGTTTCCATTTAGGTATTCCATTACCTAACCCGTTGCGCAAACAACTTTCACAGAGTTTACGATAGTAAGTTTTGTTGCCTTTTTTATAATTTATAGCAGCAGGACGGTGTCCACATAAGCATAATGGTCTCATATTGTATTTAGCTCACCTTTTCGGTCCCTTTTTCTATGGCATAACTGCTATATTTTCTGATCCAAGTGCTAAATACATGTAACAGAATACCCATCCAGATAGGAGAATATAAAATGGCATTAGTATCACCAGGTGTACAGGTTAGCGTAGTAGATGAAAGTTTCTACACACCCGCTGAACCAGGTACAGTTCCAGTTATCTTCTGTGCAACGGCACAAGATAAAACAAATGCTTCGGGTTCAGGCACTGCGCCAGGCACACTAGCACAAAATGCTGGTAAGCCTTACTTAATGACTTCGCAACGTGACCTGGCAGAAACATTTGGCGATCCAATTTTTCAAATTGACGCAAATAATAATCCAATTCACGGTAGTGAATTAAATGAATATGGTTTACAAGCAGCATACTCATTTTTAGGAGTAAGTAACAGAGCTTGGGTTGTTAGAGCAGGAATTGACTTAGGATCATTAACACCAAGGTCATCTGTTCCAACAGCAGATCCAGAAGACGGAACATATTGGTTAGATACAGCTTCAACATTGTTTGGTATCCAAGAATGGAACAATGCGCCAATAGATATTAATGGCGGCCAGACATTTACTAATAAGATTCCATTAGTAATCACTAACGCTGCTCAAACCGAAGACGCTTCAGATGATAACGGAACTGTTGTAAAACGTCCTTTAGCATCCATTGGTGAAATTGGCGATTATGCAGTAGTTGCTGTTACTAACCTTAATACATTTTGGTATAGAGAATCCGGCGGTACTTGGGTTGAATTAGGTAGTGATGCGTGGCGTGATGCGTGGCCAGCAGTAACTGGTACTAAATCAGCAGCACCAGCAACAGGTAATTTTACAATTGATGGTTCTCCAGTTAGTTGGACAGGTGCATCAACTATGACAGATGTTGCACAAGGAATTAATAGTACTATTCCTTTAGGTTTCCGTGCAGGAGTTGTTAACGGAAAAATTGCAATTTACACTGACGGTACGGTAAGCGGACCTGATTCTTCATTAGCTGGTTCATTTAGCATTTCTGAAGCAGGTGGAACAACTACGCTTGATGCATTAGGTATTGAGAGCGGAACATATCATGCACCAGCATTACAAATTAGTAGACATACTAGTGTTCCAGAATTTAAAGACACTGATACTTACAATAGACCTACTGGTAGTATTTGGATTAAAACAACTACACCAAATGCAGGCGCACGTTGGAGAGTAAAGCAGTGGAACGATAACACAAGATTATGGGAAGACATTGAAGCACCTATCTATGATACTGCACAAGATGCATTAGTACAATTAGATAGAACAGGCGGCGGTGAAAATTTAACTATTGGTGATTTATTCATTAATAGTAACGTTGCACAAGACGAACTTCCATTAGGTACTTTTAAAATTATGCGCAGAGCAGCAGTTGGTTCAACTGCCGTAAGAACTGCAAAAATTACCGATGGAAAATTTGGTAACGGAACTGTTTACAATTTCCAAATTGAAGCAACAGCACCTGGAGATGCTAATTTCTCATCCCCAGTATATGTACAATTTACTGGTTCCGGTGACGGCGCAACAGACGCTATTGCTATAGCCGGAGCAATTACAAACGCAGGAGTTTCATATGTAAGTGCTGATGTAGATAGTGCAGACAGAGTTATTATTAAACATTCAAAAGGCGGCGAGATGCGTTTAACAGACGGTCAAGGTGCATTTGCATGTTTTGTTTTATTTGGATTATCAGCGTTTGATGTAGATGATGCAACTACAACACAATTTTTAATAGACGAGCCTGGTGTTGATAACAGTTCAGGAACTTTGCAATTTAGAGCAAGTAACTGGTTACCACTAGTATATACACCAAGTGCAACACCATTAACACAAGCTGCACAAGACGGAACATTATGGTATAACTCAATTGTCGACGAAGTTGATATTATGATTAACGATGGCGAAAAATGGGTTGGTTATCATAACTTTAATGCAGATTATCAAGACTGTGATCCAGCAGGACCAATTGTTCGTGCAACACAGCCTACTAAACAAACTGATAGTTCAGAACTAGTTGACGGTGATCTTTGGATTGATACTAGTGATTTAGAAAACTATCCAGTAATTTATCGTTACAGAAAACTTACTGACAAGTGGGAATTAATTGATAACGGTGATCAAACAACTGAAAACGGTATTGTGTTTGCAGATGCACGTTGGGGAACTAGCGGAGCAAATGGAAATACTCAAGCTGACATTGTAGATTTGTTAACAGAAAACTATGTTGATTTTGATTGCCCAGATCCAGACTTATTTCCAAAAGGAATGATGCTGTTTAATACTCGTCGTTCAGGATTTAATGTTAAGCGTTATGTATCAGACTATGTTGATAGTGGCGCACAAAACATTAGAATGAACAACGAAGAACAAGCTAACTACGGTGATGCATCTACTGGTGTATATGATCGTTGGGTTACTGAATCAGCTAACCAAGTTGACGGCTCAGGTAGTTTTGGACGTAAAGCACAACGTAAAGTTATTTTACAAGCAATGCAAGCAGTTATCAATAATAACGACGATGTACGTGACGATGAATCACGCATCTTTAACTTGATATCAGCACCAGCATATCCAGAACTAATTGGCGAACTAATTAATCTAAACTACGATAGAGGTTTAACTGGTTTTGTTGTTGGAGATAGTCCTGCAAGATTAACACCAGATGCAACTTCATTAAACGAATGGGCAACAAACGCTCGCTCAGTAGTTGAAGATAATGACGACGGCTTAGTAAGTAGAGATGAATACTTGGCAATGTTTTATCCATGGGGCTTTACAAGTGACAACGTAGGTAACAATATTGTTGTTCCGCCAAGTCACATGATGCTAAGAACTATTGCATTAAGTGATCAAGTTAGCTATCCATGGTTTGCACCAGCAGGTACAAGACGTGGCGGTGTAACTAATGCAAGCTCAACAGGGTTTATTACTAGCGAAGGTGAGTTTTCAAGTGTTGCACTAAATGAAGGTCAACGTGATACATTATACTCACAAGGCGTAAATCCAATTACATTTATTACTGGTGCAGGTCTTGTTAACTTTGGACAGAAAACTCGAGCAAGAGGTACAAGTTCTCTAGATAGAATTAACGTAGCACGTTTAGTAATTTACTTACGTAGCCAGTTAAATCAATTAGCTAAACCTTATATCTTTGAACCAAACGATAAAATTACACGTGATGAGATCAAAGGTCAAACTGAGAGCTTGTTATTAGAACTTGTAGGACAGAGAGCACTTTATGACTTCTTAGTTGTATGTGACGAAACCAACAACACTCCTGCAAGAGTTGATCGTAATGAACTATATGTTGATATTGCGATTGAACCTGTTAAGAGTATTGAGTTCATCTATATTCCACTACGTTTGAAAAACACCGGTGAAATAGCAGGACTTTAATATGATAAATACTATTGAATTAGGAGCAATATAAATGGCAATTTCAACACTATCAAAAATTTCAGTACCGTTAGCTGGCGGAGATTCTGCAAGTAACCAAGGTTTGTTGATGCCGAAGCTCCAGTATCGCTTTAGAGTGTCGCTGGAAAACTTTGGTGTTTCAACACCGACTACTGAACTTACCAAGCAGGTAATTGATGTTACTCGACCAACGGTTGCATTTGAGCCAATGGAGATCCATGCGTACAACTCAAAAGCATACTTAGCAGGTAAGCACACATGGTCACCGATTACATTGAACTTACGTGAAGATGTAAACAACGCTGTACAGAAACTAGTTGGCGAACAGTTACAGAAACAGTTTGACTTCTTTGAACAGTCAAGTGCAGCATCAGGACAAGATTATAAATTTACAACTAGAATTGAAATCTTAGACGGTGGTAATGGTGTACATACACCAAATGTTTTAGAAACATTTGAACTATATGGTTGTTTTGTAACAAATGCTAACTATAATACTTTAGCATATCAAAACAATGAGCCAGTATCAGTTACATTAGAAATCCAATACGATAACGCTATCCAAACACCTACAGATACAGGAATTGGCACAGCAGTTGGACGTACAATTGGAAGTCTAATTACTGGCGGCGGCGCTTAAAAGTTAATTTAAACTTTGATAAAAAGGGAGCAACATTGCTCCCTTTTTTATTATCTGCGTACATAATAGATATGGATAAATATTAGTATGGCAGCAACATCAAATGGATTCTTAGATAATTTAGTAAATGGGCTTTTAGGACCTAAAGGCACAATGGCAGACTGGCAACACGCTAGTCGTCTTTATGTTGACGGCAATTTAAAACTTGCTCCAAAATCAAAATTTCTATATCATACATATTTTCAATTAGATCCAATTGTTAGGAGTATTTTACCAGAATTAAAAGACAAGCATAATTTAGAAATAGGCATGCTTGTAAAGTCTGCAGACTTGCCTAGATTTACAGCAAATGTTGAAACACGTAACAAGTATAATAGAAAAAAGAATATACAAACTGCTATACAGTATGAACCTATAACTATTACATTCCACGATGATAACTATGGTGTAACTACTGCATTGTTAGAAGCATATTATAGATACTATTATGCTGACGCAGGTTATGGACGTATGCCAGGAGCATTTAATAAAGCTGGTTCAGGTGATAATACATACAAAGGTGCTGGAGCCAATCAATACAAGTTTGGTTTAGATAATAATATTTCAGTACCATTTTTTCAAAATATACAAATTAGCCAATTAGCTAGAAGAACTTATACTACATATACTTTAGTAAATCCAATTATTACAAATTGGAATCATGATTCAGTTGATAACTCAGACGCAGCTACGCCTATGCAAAATACTATAACAGTAGCATATGAAGCAGTACATTATTCTAGAGGACCAAGTGACGGCAATAATCCTGAACAACCAGGACCAACTGGATTTGGAGAACCAGAACATTACGATAGACAACCCTCGCCTATCTCATTATTAGGCGGAGGTGTGTTAAGTTTAGAAAGTGCATTTGGTGCAGGCGCAGACTTAGCCGACTTTATATCGAAAGGTCAAGGGTTTAGTAGTCCATTAGAAGCAGGACTTGCAGCATTTCAATTAATACGAGGTCTTGAAAATTTAACTTCGGAAGGTATAAGAGAAGAAGGTATAAATTTATTAGAAGATACATTAGGTGATATTGCAGGCACTAATGTTAGTGGTGTAGCAAATACAATTATACCTAAAAATAATGGCACAGGCGGTACAGCAAGTTTAACTACTGGTACTAGTATAAACACTTCTACATCATCTAATTCTGTAGTTGCTACATCAACAACTAAACAACTACTTATAGATAATCCAGTAGCCCTTGAAGATGCAGCAAAAGATCTTTTCAAAAATGATTTTTTAACTGGCGGCGGCACTGGAGGTGTTAATGGTATTAATTCTGCTTGGAATGGATTACCAGATGGCACTAAACAACTTTATAGAGACAGGGCGTTAGATATAGCATGAGCAATAGTGGATTACCAGTAAAAAATATTTCTAAAAGAAGTGATGAAGATGTTCGTTACTTTTTTGATAGATATTATACAAAAACAATAAACTTTAATGACAACGATCTAAATTCAGTAGTTGGCTTTTTTGAATCAAAAGGGTTTGATAAAAGTAGTGCAATTTCAGTAAGTGTTGTATTGCTCCAACAAGCAAAATTAGATAACATAAAAATTTTTAAACTACTTGACACATTAAAAGGATACAAAGATTTACAACTAAGTGCAGTAGTAGCAGAAGTCTTAAATTATAATAGAAAGCGTACTAGCGCAGTAGGATTTAAAAGACAAAACACAGAAAATAGACTAGAAAAAAGAAATATAATTGAAGGATCCCCAGCACCTGTTATAATAAATAGTGAAGTTGAGAATAACTTTAGTGCAACTGGATTTACATTTGATTCTAGAACTATCACTTTGGACGGAGTATAACATATGGCAAAACAAATAGTTAATAGAGGCGCAAACGCAAACGACGGTACAGGTGATAGCTTACGTGACGGCGCTGAGAAAATCAATGATAATTTTAATGAAATATATTCTGTATTAGGAGATGGCGAAAATCTTCTTACTACTGATATTGATTTTGGTACTAATAAATTATTTTATTCTAACAAAGTTGATTCATTAAATGATTTAGCAGCAATTGATCCATCAAAGTATCATGGCTTAATTGTACACGTTCATGCTACTGGAGCATTATATTATGCACACGCAGACGGCTGGAGAAAATTATTAACAGATAATTCTACTACTATTGCTAACTATGTAGATTCATTAGATACAGTTGCGTATTCAGGAAATTATAACGATTTAAACAGTCGACCTGCAATACCATCACTAATTACTGATTTAGGAATTATTGACGGCAGTGCTGGACAAGTGTTAAGTACAGACGGTACTGGCAACTTTGTATTTAGAGATGTTGTTGCAACAAGTATTGCATTTAGCAATGTAACAAATAAACCTACTACACTTTCAGGTTATGGTATTACTGATTCGTTTACTGGACGTTATGAAGATTTAACAAACTTACCAGTATTGTTTAGCGGAGAATATGCTGACCTAGCAAATAAGCCTACAATTCCTGTGGATATTGCAGATTTAACAGACAATAGTTTACTTTTATTTGATAAAGAATATTCTAGTCTAAACGGTCGTCCACTTATTCCAAGTGATTTAAACCAATTAACAGACGATGACGGAAGATTGTTTAGTAGAGATTACAATGATCTAACTAATAAGCCAACATCATTTAATCAATTAACTACACTACAGATGACACTTGGTGTCGAAGTAGACGAATTTAGTAATGATGGAGGATTAACTGACAATAGCGAAACAGCACTAGTTACAGAACGTGCGGTTAGAACATATGTTGCTGCACAAATTCCTGATAGTTTAACAGACCTTAATATTGTAGACGGTAGTGCCGGACAAGTATTAACCACAAATGGTGCTGGAGTATTTACATTCCAAGCTGCAGGCGATACTATTGGAAACTTTACTTTAAGTAATAGTGTTATTGACACAGATGACTCTAGTCCAATTAGCATTACTCCAGCAGTGTTTGCACGAAGCGATCTTAGTGTTGATAACTCGTTAGTTGTTAGCAATGACGTTACTGTTGGCGGCAATTTAATAGTAAGCGGCGATATTATTACTACATCAACAGGTACTCCTGAAATAGTTTCTGAAAATGATATACATTTAACAGCAGCAACAAGAGTTGAAGTTACACAGTCGCCATTTAAATTTGCAAGTTTTACAAACGCACAACGAGATGCATTAACAGCTGAAAACGGTGATATGATTTACAATACAGATAATAATAGGTTTGAAGCATATGTAAATGGTGCTTGGGTAATTATTGATCATAGTCCAATTGTATAAGGTGAGTCATGGAAGAAAAATACTATATTATAAATGCAATATCTGAGGATGCGTTTGATACAATACATGAATATCTTACTACTAGTACATCAACAATTTCAAATGTTCCAAATAGAGAAGTTATTTGTGAAAATTACACTCTTCAAAGTCCTACAAGAGGAACTTACTTACTAACAGACGAAGAAAAAGCAGACTTAGAGAATCGTCCTGAGATTGAATATATAAACCTTGATGTTGCAAAATATCCAGAGATGCAAATTCCTTCAGATCAATTACAATGCGATATTCCTCCAAAAAAAAATAGATATGCGAACAATATAAGAAATTATTTTTATTATTTTACAAATTATAACGGACTAGCAAATAATGATAACGGTGCTGCAACTAGTCAATTGTTGCGTATGCGACAAAAGGCACATCCTTGGGCAGGACAAGACAGAGCAGATGTCATTAATGATATTCCTACTCAAAGAGGAACAGGCAAAGGCGTTGATGTTATTGTAGGTGATAACGGGAGTTGGATAGGTCATCCTGAATTTATGAATGAAACATTTCATACAGGGTCGTTGAACAAC